ATTTGCATAGCAACTTGTTGTAGCTAACGCATTTACTGAGCCAATTCCACTATAAATAGCGTTAGAACTTGCAGAAACGCTTGCTAACGCATTTATCTGTGCAACCCCTAGTCTTTGCCTTACAGCATCAGCAGTTACGCTTCCTGTGGCTGTTATGGAAGCTGAAACTGAGTTGATCGCATTAGCGTTACATGAAACATCTGCATAGGCATCTATACTTGCTACAGCAAATATAATCCTAGTTGCTAGTGATGCAAATGGTGTTTCAGCAAATGCGCTAAATCCAAACATTAAGCATCCTGTGCATCAGAGAAGTCTTTAGTTTTTAATGCCAAGTACACAGCTTCACGAGTAGCATCTTTGATGTAATCATCGCCTGTGAATGTTAGGTTTTGCCATGCAACAGGATTGTGATTCTCGTCACGCACTTCTTTGCTTACATAGCCGTTAATAACAACCTCAAGTGATTTGTTTTTGAAATCTTCTGTAATAGAAAAGATATTCCAATAAGTTGCATCAATGCCGAATACTGTGTTTACTGCTTTTAATAGTGCCATTTAACCCACCTTCCATGAAGTGCCATCGTGATATACAGGAACGCCTACTGCACCACCAGTAACAACAGTTGCCCCAAATGTAGGTGCTAAAGCATCGGTTACAAACGAACGTGCGCCAACCGAACCTGTAGGCAATGTTGCTACAGTATATGTTTGCTGTTTAAGTAATCCATTAACTGTTGTAGTGCTTGTTCCTGCATTAGTGCCAATAGTAATAGCAGTAGTTCCACCGACACCGCCAGCCGTACCTAAATTAAGTGTTTTTGTTCCACTTGTATTTGCACCTGTAGCAATATTAACTGCTTGAGAAGCTGTTGATTGACCAAGTGTAATTGCACCTGTTCCAGTAGTTCCACCAATATTAATTGTTCCAGAACTATTGCTTCTGCCCATATTTATTGCACCAGTTTGACCATTTGAACCTATGCTCAACGAACCACCAGTTAAACCTGTACCTATATTAATAGTAGAACCAGTTGTAGAAGTTGCAAAATTTGCAGAACTAACAGCATTGCCTGTTAATTGCAATGAACCATTAGCTGTTAAATTAGTAAATGAACCTATACCTGTGAATTGTGTTGCAGTTACATTACCTCTTAATGTTGTATTAGTAATATTAGTATCGCCAATAACAACTATATTATTTGCTGAACCACCTGTTAAATTAGAGCCTATTAAAACTTGATTTGAGCCTGTTCCTGATGTGTTATATCCTACATGAACACTATTTGAACCTACTTTTTGTGTGCTACCTGCGTTATAACCTATGGCAGTATTATTTACTGCTGGTGCTAAAGATGCAATTTGAAAAGTAGCACCTGAGCCAGCACCGCCTAAATCAGCATTGTCAAGTGTAAATACAGTATCTAATGCACTCCAACCAAATCCTGTATTTGAAATACTTACGCTATTTATTGTTCCGTCACCATTAATAAATACAGTTACAATAGGTGCTGTACCGCCAGCAATTATTGGAGTACCTGATACATATACTAAAGCTGCACCACTTCCATCATATCCTGAATCGTATCCACTACCTGCTGTAAGTTGAGTAACTGTAGCAACACCAGCACCAATTCCATTTAGTGCGTTATTTCCAATTCCTACATTATTAATGTTACTTGATGTAATGTATGGAGTAACAATAGAAGAATTAGCTACAGCTACTCCTGATGGATAGGTACAGAATACATCCTTAGATCCAGCAGAGAAGTCAATCTTAGCAGTAGTGCCTAAACTATTTGACAGCACAGTATCACGAGATAGTGTCGTACCAGATGCTGTGTAAGTTCCTAGACCTACTTCCCATTGTGTACCACCTGCGATGGTATAGTAGGTAGTGTTAGCGTTACCAATGTCAGCGAATGAACGGAAGCCTGTGGATGCACCAGCAAGCGTAATTGTGCCCTGACCTATAGTGGTAGTAGTTTCCTTAACCCTGTCTTTAATAATTAAAGCCATTGTCTATCCTTACGCTAAGGTTACTGAAAGGTTGCCAGAAGAAATTTTGAAGATGTCACCAGTTTCAATTGTCTTAGATGTGGTTAGTGGTGTGTGGTATAAAAGGTTGCCAGAAGTCAACGCATCCATGATGCCGATCCAGCCTACTGTACCCCATGTTGAAGTACATTGTGGGAACGTACAATCTGCGTTAGATACCGACACACCATTACTAGGTGCAGCGAATGTTACTGCTGTTCGTGCGTATGAGCCACCAGATACCTCTGTACCTGTATTGGCATCAGTAGGATCACTTGTGTATAAAGCCACATAAACTGTTGTCGGTGATGTGTATGCCGTATTGCGTAGAGTTACATTGATTAATGCGTTCTCTAAATAGTTACTCATTTCAGCCATGATTATTCCTATCGTGTTGCTATTGAAATTGAAAGTGGTGAACCGCCATACTCACCTTGATCGTCACTTACTGTTAGTGCAGCCAATGATCTATCATAAAGTGAAGCCCATGTTGCTAACCTTTGATCGTTCATTAAGTATGGCTCTGCTTCACCAAGTGCGCCATATAGCAACAAGTCTGGGCAATTAGCCAAGAATACGTTAGATACGTTTGATGTCGTTAGGTATGGTGGTGTAGCGTAGTAAATCATCTGCAATGTGTAGATGCCATCTGGTATTGGTGCTAACTGAAACTCTTGAGCAAGCACAGTATATTGCAATGGTACACCAGAGATTGCTGCGTTAGTATTGCGATAGAAGTTTGATGGTGACTGATACCCAAGTGTCTGTACTGGGTTTGTGTTCATGTGCAAATCACGCATCTGTAAGTAGTCAGATGGTAGTTCTACTGTGCTATCACCAGCTACAGTATCCGTAGTGACAACCTTAAGCATTTGACGAATACGCAACTCTCTGCGTAAACGAGTTTCAGCTAACTGAATGAAGTCTGGTATCTGTGCAGTCAAGTCTGAACGTGCCAAGTAACTAGCAATCGTAGCCTTCAAATCAGTATAGTTTGTTATGCTCATATTTTACCCATGCGAGTTCTGAAAACTTGGTTATCAGGATTGTTTAAAAAAGCCTTGAATCTGTCCATGTCCAAGACCTGCAATCCTCGTGTAATGCCTTGTTTCTCTAGTTCTTGAAACACGACCAACGGAATTGATGCTACTTTGTTCTGTGGGGATAAAGCGTTATTGCCATCCCATCCTCTTCTATCCATTGACTGTGCATATAAAGCCTTATTATGCTCAACGAGTGCGCTAATGTCTTGTGTCTGTGCAATTATTAACTTTTCATCTTCATCAACGAAAGTGGTACTTGAAACGCTGTTATGTATTGTATTTTCCATTTGTAAATAGAGAGAGCCGAAGCCCTCTCCATCCTTTAACGATTAAGTCAAATCAGAAATAATGCCGTGTGCAGCTTCGTTCTTAACTTCTAGTGTGTACTCTACTAGCAATTGAGTAACGTCAGCATCGCCTGTCTTAGCCAATTCTAATGTTTGGAATGGGCGAAGGTAAGCAACAGCAGCCATCTCTGGATCTAACAAGAAAGCTGTGTCATCAGCATCAGCGTTAGGAATGAAACGATCTGGAACGATTTGTAAAACACCGAAGTCACCAACGTAAACGTCAGCAGCAGCAACGATTTGTGCTTGTTGAGCAGCAGGAACGTCACGGAAGCGTGTAGCAATGCCTGTGAATGTTGATGCAACTACTTTTTGTGCTGGAGTAACCAACAACAATGTAGGTGCGCCACCTGCTGAGTATGTTGATTGAATTACTGTGTTTAAGATTGTTGATGTGAAAGCACGATCAGTACCAGTTACACGAGCAGTAGCACCAGTAGCACCAGCAGTACCAGAAGTACCACCAGAATAGTTAGTGTTCAACCATGTTTGCAATCCACCCAATACACGAGCAGTAGATGAGTTGCCGTTTGATTTAACTGTGTTACCTAAAAGTGTAGCTTCCATGTCACGTTTGATTTCAGATGAAACCTTAGCCAATTGGTAAGCCTTTTCTGACTTACGACCAGCTTTGTTTACTGAATCCAAAGTGCCAGAAATCTTAACTGTTTTACCAGAGATTTGGCATAAGTTGCCAAGACGAGTAGTTGGTGAAACTGTGATGTCAGCACCTGCTGCACCCTCAACTAAAGCGTTGGTAGCTACGGCAGCCAATGAATCTGTTTGCCATTCGTGGTTTACTGCTGTAGCAGTAGTTTTACCAATTGAGTTCATGAATGGTGTGTCTGTTGGAGAGATGTTATAAATAACGTTTGATAAGTCCTCACGCATACCGATAGCGGTATAGGTTTGATATGTAGCCATGATTTAATTCCTTATAAAAATGATTCAAATAGTTTTGCAGCATCTCGGACTTTACCCGAATTTTTTAGCTGCGCTTGTTGTCTTTTAACTTGATCAGATGTGACAGGCTTAACGCTGTTGCCACTCTTAATAGTCTTTGTAGCTTCGTTAACTCGTTTGTTAACGTCAGGCTTAGATTTCTGTAATTTGTCGTATAACATTGCCTTATGCAACGCTAATACTTGACGAGAATCACGAACCATTGATAACTCTTGGTCTGTAAAGCCAATGTCCTTTGCGAATGTACGCAATTCAGACCTTAGTGCTTCACCCTTAACTGGATCGCTATATTCTGGTAGCACTTCAGCTAATCTCGCAGCTTGTTGAGCGATGTAACCTTGCAATGCGTGCTGTTGTTCCGCTTGTTGCTGTTCTGCAATGCGGTATCTCTCAGCTTGAATTGCCTGTAACTGCTCTTTCTGTTGCGATATCTCAGCTACCCTTACTGCGTAACCAATTGGATCAGATTCCTTGAGATATTCTAAGTTCTCACTTTGCTCTGGACTAGACAGCAACTGTTCCATTGCTTGCAACCTCTCAGCATAGGCATCTCGTAATTGCCTTGCTTGGTCTATAGCTACAGATTCGGCTTCTAAAGCCTTACGCTGTTCTGCTACTTGTTGCGTTTTCTTAGTGTAGTCTGCGCCTTGTTGTGCAAGTGTTTTAAGTTCAGATAAGGTTAATTCTTTCTCTTCACCAGCAACTTTGACCGAGTATGTCGGTTCGTCATCTGGTTCGGATTCAGATTCCTGCTCTGGCTCTTCATCTTGCCAATCTTCATCGCTGCCTTCACTAGCTTGTAATTCCTCTTCTGGCTGTTCTGTCTGTGCTTCAGCTTGCCCTTCGGGTGCTTCTGCTGCATCCATTAAACCTAAGAAAGAATTTGCTGCTTCTTGTACAGTACCTGTACTCTCACTCCCAGATGGGTTGGTGATTTCACTCATTTTACTACTCCTAAATTAGCCTTACGGCAAAATCAAAATATCTTCCAGCGTTTTTCATTAATCTTGCGCTGGTCTGCAATGGACACAATGTGGTTATATACGTCTTGTATCGCATTTAGTTTCGTGTATGCTGCTTCACGTTCTTGGATGTCATGCTCATTAGAGTTGACGATTCTATCTACTTGCACTTGCCTTAAATCTTTAAATACTTCTAGGAACTTTTCATCTAGCAGTAAGTTATTTGCCCACTCAGAGAATGTCATTACACACCTCTTGCAATGTTTTGTAATGAGCCAATAGCCTTCATTACTGCATCTAATTGTGTTGACTGCATCTCTTGGCTTGATACTTCTTGTTTAAGTTGTAACTCTAAGCCTTGTAACGCTAACTTAGCTTCTGCGATGCGATTATCTGCTGCATCTTTAGCTGATCGTTGCGCTAACTCTAGGTTCTTACGCTCTGCTTCTAAGCCCATCTTCTGACGATCTAGTTCATTCTTGGCTGCATCTGATTGTGCTTTGAGTTCTGCCTTAGCACGCTCAATGTCTGCATATACTTTAGCAGCTTCAGCAGTAGGATCTTGTGGTGGCTGACTAGCAGCTTGCATGATCTGTTGTTCTACTTCTGGTGTAATTTCGTTGATGAACGAAGTCGTGTCCTTGAAGCCAGCCATCTCAATCATACGACCTAAAGTCTTACGATATTGCGTTACTGATACCAATGGATTGTTAGCACCATACTTACCAATAATCTCTTCTTGCTTTGCCATAATCATTTGTAGCATAGCAATCTGTTCTTGACGATTACCATTGCCTAAACCTACATTAATTGATACATCGTACTCAGTATCCCACTCACGAGGATCAAATGTCACCCATTTGCCACGCAAACGAATCGTACGCTCTTTTTCTTGGTACTTGCATAGTAGGTGTAGAATTCCCCTAAATAATGACTTAACACCTGTTTCTGCAAAGATACGAGCAATTAACTCTAGCTTACCTTCAGACTGTCTAGACATTGCTGCAACTGCTGTTGCTGATACGTTCTGCAATATGTTAGGATCAAGACCTTGCTGCATATCTGATACACCAGTACGTTTTGCTAGTGCGCCATCTAAGTATTCAAACATTGGGAACGATTGTCCAGCCGTTGACTGTACTGTCAATGGTACGATAGCGTTAGCATTCTTAACTCGCACTACACCGCCAGCAGTTGACGTTAGCAAGTCATCTAAATTGACCTGACCTTCTACGGCAGCAACACGATAGTTATTCGTTAGGTAAAGGTTATTAAACATTTGGCGCAAGATTGTGGACTTTTCCAATTGGATGTCCATCGTGCGATCAGCCATTGATTGACCAAAGAATAAATGTGGAATAGGAATCGGGCAAAGTGAGTGGAATGGAACGTAGTCACAGTCATCGTTAGATAGAATCTCGTTACCTGCAATGATAACCTTACGCATCTCATTGATGCCATCACCATTCATGTCAACCTTGATGTAGCACTCAAATACCTCTACATCGTCTGTTACTGCGTAATCTGGTAACTCATCTCGTTGGTAACGTGC